CAGACCCACTCGTCGCAACCTTGCTGCCGTTGAGATAGAGAACGCCGTTTGCAGTGCCGCCACTAAACGTCACGGTGCTGGATGCCGTCAGCGTAGTTACGCTGGCCGTGCCGCCGCTCACGTTGGTCGCAGTCGTCGCGGTGGTTGCGGAACCGGCAGACGTTGCAGAAGTCGCTGTGGCCGCATTGCCGGTGATGTTGATGCCCCAGCTGCCCGACGCGCCAGTGCCCGTGGGCGACGGCACATCAGTGCCAATCACCAAGCCAAGGTTGGTACGCGCCGCCGATGCCGTCGCAGCCCCGGTGCCGCCATTGGCAACTGCAAGCGTGCCATCCAGCGTCAGCGTGCCGCTGCTGGTGATCGGGCCACCAGTGAACGACAGGCCGGTTGTCCCGCCTGATGCGTTGACTGAAGTGACCGTGCCCACGCTAGGCTCTGTCGCCCATTCAACATCGGTTCCCCCTGCGTTTATCCGCAAGAAGTTCAGCGCGTTCCCTGTGTAGGACGGCAGCAGATTGACGCGAGCATTCGCGGCGGTGTTTGCACCCGTGCCGCCGTTTGCAACAGCGACCTGACCCGTCACTTTGGACGCGGCCAAGGTAGTCAGCCAGGCGGGGTCACTGTATGTGCCGGTTGTGTACACACCGTTGGTCACGGTGGCAGCATTGCCGTCAATACTGCCGCTGATGGTGCTTGAGAACGTCTTGGTGCCGCCAATCGTTTGATTGCCCACCGTGTAGACGCCATTAGTAACGGTGCCTGCGTTGCCGCTGACACTACCCGTCACGTTGCCGGTGAGGTTGCCTGTGACGTTGCCTGTGACGTTGCCAGTAACACCACCTGTTGCGGTAATCGCACCAGTGACGGCAAGCGTAGAGCTCAGCGTGGCAGCACCCGTCACACCCAGCGTTCCGCCAACGGTGGCGTTGCCTTGAGCGGTGAACGTGCGGCCCGTCGGCACCAAGATGCCGTTGGCGGTGTATTGCAAAACTTGGGTGCCCTGCACCACGCCCCACATCTCGCCCGTGCCATAGCGATAGAAGCCCGTCGAGGGCTCATTCAACCAGGCAATGCCTGGCGCGCCCAACGTGCCATCAGCAAGCCGGAACGGGGCCAGCATGCCGCCTTCACCAGTGCGGCTCAACGAATTGGTGATCTCGTTGCCAAGATCCTCCATCGTGGAGTTGGCCCAGCTGGCCTCGATCAGGGTGCCTGCCTCGACAGGATTGCCGGACGGCAGGGTGTAGGTGCCAGAAGCGTTGCGTGGCATCTTGATTCCTTTCAGTTCAACGTCGCCGCGGCAGGAACACCGCGCAAAATCTGCAATACGCCGGACTCGGTAGCCGACAACGGCTGACCGGACCGCAATCTCTGTTCAAGAATTTGGGCTAAGCGCTGGGGGTTTTGCAGTGCTTCTGCCAAGGCGCGGTCGCGGTGCGTGTTGGCAAAGTCCAAAGCCTTGTCAATGGCTCCTTTTGTCATCGCACCTGCAGGGCCTCCGGCCATACCAGCAATGACATCACCCACCTTGCCAGCGGTTTGCGCCGCAAACTGGTCAGACGCCGTGTTGCTGCCACCACCAGCAGTCGCCGAGCGCTTGACGCCCTGAACGATGTTTTGGGCCCGCAGAGCTTCCAGGATCGTATTAAGGCGTGCTTCTGCGTCAGAAGAGAATTGCCCCTTGCCGCGATCCATTGCAGTGCCCAAGGCCGATTCTGTGATCTTTGGCACGTCTCCCGCAGCGTCTGCGGAAACCTTGCGCACGCGGCCTGTCTCGTCATAGAACGGCTCGCGAGCGCGACCGGCTGCTTTGGCAGCATCCACCAACCGGCTGTTGGCCGCGTACTTATCAACGACGCCCTGCCATTTCCCGCCCGTTGTGGCGTTTAAGATGTCGTCGACCTCTTGCATGACCGACAATCTGGCAGGTGAACTGCGGTCTGCCTTTGTGAAGGCGTTGTCGTTGGCGGGGTGCCACTTGGCGCTCAGGTTGGCGCGGATCTGCTGCAAATGGGCTGGGGTATACGGGACACCGGCAGCCGTCACACGATCGATGTCGTCCGCGATGGCCTGCAGCATTGCCTTGGTGGCTGGGTTGCTTGCCTCGGGCGAAACCATGGCCACATCCAAGTTCTTGCGAAACTGCGGCAAATCCTGCGCAAACTTGGCCGTGTCTGCGGCCGATTGAGCGCCTGCCCAGCTGGTATCCCAGTTGGCCTTGCGCGTACCGCGCCGAGCGGCCAGTTGTTCGGCTTCAGAAGTTGCCTTGTTAAATTCGCTAGCCACAGCTCGCGCCTGGTTCTGGTCAAAGTCGTACCAGTTGGCACCGTTGCGTGCTCTGCTGCCGGCTTCAAGCCTAGCAAGCTGGGGGTCACGCAACTGAGCCGCGGTGGACAACGGAATTGGCCCCTGCTTTGCACTGTTTAAGTTTTTGATGGTCTGTTGCAAAACCGTGGCCTGGTCTGGCGCTCCTTCAGTCAAGGCATCAGCAATTTGCTGACCTGCTCTGGCTTGACCACCACCTTGGGTCATCATGCGATAGCCACCACGGGCCGCCGACATCACAGCTGGGGCAATACCACCAGTTGCAGCACCCGTCACCGTGTTCATCAGGCGGCTTTCGTTTTCATCGGTGGGCGTCAACGCACCAGACACGCCGCCCCCAATCGCTGCATCCGCAATCAATGCGCCTGTGCCCACTCGGGCCGGCGCCGCGGCTCCACGCATCAATCCAACCGCACGGGGCAGCATGCGCGCCCCTTGCGCATAAGCACCTGCAGGCACCACCATCGTGGGCAATACCTCACCGGCAACTTGCAACGCTGAACCACCTGTCGGCATCCAATCCGGCAGCGTTGCGGTGTTGCTTGCCTGCGCCAAGGCTTTTTTCAACACACGCTTTTGGCCGACCTCTTTCTCAAGTTCACGTTGTTCATCCTTGCCGGCAAACAACTGCTTGACGCCAGTGACCAAATCATCCACGCCCGCGCCCATTTGTATGGCTGCACGCTCATACCAAGGCTTGTCAGCCAACGTCATGTTGGCCATGGTCTTGGCCATCCATTCTTGAGACGGCGGCGCACTCTTGCCCAGCCGACGCATCAGCTCTGACTGAGTCGTGCCTTCAGGCACATTGGTGACTACGGTGCCGTCAGGGAGTCGAACATCCATCTTGGCACCTCACTTTGGCAGCTTGCTGAAGTCAACCACATTGCCACCCGTGTCACCCAGATAAGTGGGATTGGTAATCACGCTGCCGGCATCGAGGCCCCGCCTGCGAGCAACATCTGCATATTGACCGGCCACTTGGCGCATCTTGCTGTTGGCCGCATCAGAATAAAACTTGGCAAGGTTGTTGATTTGAGAAACAGTGTCCGGTGTCAAAAAGCCACCTTTGGCGATCTGCTGTTGCAACACTTGGGCACGACCGAGCAATCCTTGTTGTTTGACAACTCGGTCAAACTCACCCTCGCGCACGACGCTGGCAGGATCCAAGAATTTGTTGAGCAGGATGATGATCGCGGCCTGCTGTTGCGTATCGAGTTTCTGATTGACAGGAACAGCATTGACCATTTGCGTGACCTTGCCGGTCGCATCAATCTCCTCACGGTACGGCTTTGTCAAATGCTCAAATTGGTTGCGCATGTTGTCCTCAAGCCGGTAGTTCTTGGTGTTATCCACAGGCTTGTTGTCGGCAATCTCGCGGCGCAAGTCGTTTCTGTCTTGAGCCAAATCTCGTTTGGTCTGCTGACTTTCATTGAATTGCCGTACGTTCTCAGCCATACGCTCTTGCCGTGCATCCTCGCGTTCGATGCCAGCAAGCAAGCCGCCCATTTGCCGCTCAAGAGTGGCTCTACGAATGTCACGTGCTGCATACGGGTCTTTGATGATCTGCCCATCACTGGTCATCAATGCATTGCTCAGCTTCATGGGCTCTTGCGAGGCGGCAGCGCGCTTGAGCAACTGTGCTTGCAAAGGCTGGAAGTTTTCTCCGGCGTATTGAGCAGCCAACGCATTGAGCATTGAACCTTGGCCTTCTTCACCTCGCTGGCGCGCAAAAGCTTGCCATTCAGAAAGATCCGGCTCTTTGGCGTCCAGGGCATCAAGGTCTTGCGACACCTTTTGCAAGCGAGCGCGCATAGTCATTGGCAAAGCTCGACCAGGCTGGACAGTGTTGGTCAACGTGTTGCCAGAAGACAATGCCAACGGAAGCATGCGTTGTTTACGTTGCTCGACGTCTTCAGCAAAGGTGAGTTGGTCTGGGTACATGGTTCCCCCGTCAGTATTCGGTGCTGGTTCCCCAGGTTTGGTATGGGTCATACATCGGACCGGTGGGGTCAACACCTTGCCCCTGGCCATATTTGCGGCGCAACATTTCCTTTTGCAACTCGCGCAACGAATCACCCTGCTTGGTGTTCATTTGCTTGAATGCGGCGTCTTGCGCGTTCTGGCCTTGTCCAGCCATGTAGCCTTGACCCAACTGGGCCGCGTACTGGGTCAATGAAGGCGGCACATAGTGTTTCCCCACCATCTGCCCTTGCGGCGCGTTCATAGAATTACCGCGCAGGGCGTCAATCATGGATTGCTTGCGCTTGAGGTCCTGCTGCTCGGGTTGCATGGCACCCATTTGCAACAGGTACTGAAACATCAGATCGTCATTCATTGATCATCTCCCCAAACCAAAGAGTCCGTAAGGGTTGCCAAGAGCGGCAGAGCCCAGCGAAAACAAGCCACCCATGGTGTTGGCGCCGGCCGCCTGTTGAGCGTTGTAGTTGCCCAAGGCAGCGTCGTACCCCATCTGGGTCGCCTGCAAAATCTGCGGCGTTTCCGCGCGGCCTGCCGTGTTGAACGACGGCATTTGCGGCATGCCGACCTGTTGGCCAGATAGCAACGCGTTCATCTCGTTCAAAGACATGCCTCGGCGCTGCATTTGCTCGGCAATCGCCTGCTGGCGCAGCTGGTTTTGAGCGTTGGCGTATTGCTGGTTCAAGCCATACTGCTGACCCTTGGCAGCGTTTTGAGCATTCAAACGTGCAATGTCCAAAGCCGACGCTTGGCCCAAGGCTTGATTGCCAAACTGACGCGTGGCCAAGTCCTGATTGAAGGCTTGTTGCGCGGCTTGGTTTTGCAGCGCAGCTTGCCCCATGGCTTGTGAGTAAGCCTGCTGTTGAGCCTGATTGCCAAAGTTGGCAGCGCCCAAGGCTTGGTTGTAAGCCTGCGCGGTGGCCTGGTTGTTCAGGTTGGCATTGGCCATGTTCTGATTAAAGAACTGACCCAGCGCGGCATTAGTAGCCTGCTGTGCGCCCATCAGCTGGTTGTATCGCTGGGATCCGGCTTGGTTGCCAAACTGCCCCGCTTGCAGGCTCTGATTGAATGCCTGATTAGCTGCCTGGTTGGCAAAGTTGCCGCCCGTCACATCTTCATTAAATGCTTGCTGACGCGAGCCCATCTGCATGTTGTACAGGCGCTGTGCCTCATCTCCCGCAGTGTTCAAAGCATTGAAGCGCTCTGCCGACTGACGCTGGTTGAGCTCATCCAAAGCGCGCTTGTAGCCTTCTGACCCAACGCGGAAGCCCTGGTTGGCCAACTGCGTTTCCAAGCTCGACTGCTGACGCTGATGGATCGGATCCATGCGCGCCATCAACTGGTCCGCAATCGTGTTGCGGTAGTTGGTGTCATATTGAGGCAATGACGGGTTGTCGCCGGTGTTGAGTTGCCGCTGCAACTGTTCCTTGTCAACCTTGCCGTTAACGTCGCCAAGCACCGAATCGAAAGAGGTGTATAGCGGGTAGTTGTTAACGCCCGTGGACAACCCCTTGTTCATCGCGTCCACAGACATCTGCGGACCAGCAAAATTGAATGCGCCTTGAATTTCGTTGGAACGCGAATTGACGTCAGTGCTCAATCCTGGCGTGTAGTCGGCAACAGAGGTGCCAAGACTTGCCGGCGCGTTGGCAGAAGTGAGCTCAGGCAACGACGAATAGTCAAAGGGCTGTTTGTATTCATCAGCCACGCGATCCATGAACCCGCTGGCCAACTGGCTGCGGTCATTCTGCAATCCAATCTGCGCGTCAAGCGCAGACTGCAAGCCTGGCGCAAGCGAGGTGTCTTGCTGCCAGGTCGTGACGTTCTGACCCGTTGCGGGATCAGTGGTCTGCCCTGTTGACCACGTTTGACTGCCAAACGGGGTATTGATCGTCGGACGATTGGCAAAATTCTGCGCAGTCGTCGCCTTTTCTGACGCCTGTGCTTGCGCAGTTGCCGCACCCAAATAATCAGGTGCTGCCGGTGCTGATCCCTTGCCGCCCATCTTTCACTCCTTTGAGCCACCGACACTCATCGTGTCTCATTTCAAACATGACGCAATCAACGGTCTGCGCAATCTCGCGGAAGCCCAGCTTGCGGTTCATCTTCAATGCATCGTCTAAATTCTTTGGCGTGAGGCCGTAGACAGCTTCCATTCCGCACTCAACAAACGGGTACTTGAAAGCCTCACGCCAAAGATCTCTAGTCAATCCATGCTCACCATCAAACGCGACATGCATCCAACATGCGCACGTTGTCCATGCGTTGTATCCAACCGCCGATGCAATGGTGCCGTCATCACGCATGGCCGCGATGCAGCGAAGGTCACTGCTCCAGGGCAGGCGCGTGCGGCTGTTCATCCATTTCCAGATGACAGGCGGCTCTCCTGCTTTGTCAGTGACCAACTTCACACCAACCCCTCAAGCCCTAACAAGTCATCCAATCCGAAAGACTCGCTTGGCATCTCAAGCACCTCGGGTGGGACAACCAACAAGTCAATTATCGGGTCATAAATTGGCGCATCTACGGGCGCCGTTTGCACTTTGGTGTCCTCTGTAATCCCAAGTTGCTCCGCTTGTCCCGGATCGATACCCAACGACCCCGCAACAGCCACCGCATCCACAAGCCCGTCATCCGGTGATGATTTCTCATCTGACTGGAAATCGAACGGTGAAATGGTGGGGTCTGAATATCCGTCAGTGCCGTATCGGTTAACAGGATTGACGCCGTTGAACGTGCCATCGGCAAAGTCAGAGTCCTTGGTTTGCGTTGAGTCCTTTTGGTCGTCCCCACCTACTGACGGCTGCGAATCAACCCACATCGTCGGGTCAATCCAATCGTCAACATTGGGCTCAACAGACGGATCAACCTCCGGATCAATTGACGGCTCTACTGGTGGCTCCGGCGGCTCAACTGATGGTTCCACCGGTGGCTCCGGTGGCGGTTCTACCGGAGGCTCAACCGGAGGATCCGAGGGCTCAATCGGCGGCGCGGGAGGCTCCACCGCAGGAGGCGTGTCTGGCTCGGGCGGCGGCTCAGGCGTGACGGGTACGGTTCCGTCATCAACCAAGTCCGTCCAATCCCAAGTGTCAATGGGCTCCAGTGGTGGCTGATCCGGCTCAACCGGCGGCTCATCGTCAGGGTCAACAGGCGGCTCAGGATCTACGGGCGGGGCCGGATCTTCTGGAACGTCGGGCAATTCCGGCAAGTCAGGAATGACATCATCGCCGGGATCAAAAACTGAATCGTTGCCCTCACTATTATCAGAATTGTCTGAGTTGTCATCAATTACCGGATCGTCCGTGTTGTCGGGGTCAATCCAGTCATCCACATTGGGATCTAATGAATCATCGGGCCCCGGCGTTTGATCATCAATTGGGTCAACAGACCCGTCAGTATTGACGCCATCGCCCAAAAAGCCGTCTGAGCTGCCCAGGTCATCAACTACCGGCGTACTCAGGTTTTCGCCAAACAGGTATTGATTGGGGTCTATGTTGTCAATCGTCTTCGGGACGCTGACACTCATTTCATCACCCAACAAGTCACCCGTGCCCTCGTTGTAAACCGGACCCATGACGCGCGGCGCGTAAGTCTGATTGGTCACAGTAAGCAACTGCGGCCCAAGCACTCTCGGTGCCAATGAGGGCTTGGCGGCAGACGTTTTTGCCTTCGGGTTGGCGTACTTTGTAAACCCAGTGTTCCCAGACAGGTCATCTGGGTTTGCTGAGCGCAGCGCCTCAATGAGGCTGCTTGCGTAATTGGCTGGGGCGTCCATCACATCACCCCGCCCAGCTCAGTCATAATGTGCGAGCTGGTAAACACCGTGCTCGGCAACCCGCGAACCTTCATGCGCAGCGCTGCGTAGTACCCAAGGCCGGTAGTGCCCACCCAGGCCTGGTAGGTGTTGGCATCACCCACCCAGCGCGCCACGTTCCACACCGACTCATCCCACCGTGCGTCCGGCGTCGCTGTGTACGACGGCGAGCCCGCCACGTTGGAGAACGAGTATTGGGTGTTGATGCGAACCTTGACGCTCGGCGCGCTCGGCGCGATGAAGATCGGTCGCGCCATGCTCAATTTCTTGAGGTTGGCAGGCGTATCAAAGGACTGGAATGCGGTTTGGATGTCGCCCTGAATCGTGTCACCAGCTGTGCCATCAACGGTGACCTCGTCAGTGTCGCCATAGAACGCTTTGCCGGTACGGCCATCGAAGGTGCCGAAATAGACCTGGCCGCCCAACATGGTCGTGCAGCGCATGGGGATGCCCGTGAACGTACACCATGACCCAGTCACCACATTCATGGCGAACTGGGTGTACACCCCGGCTTTGGCCGGTGGTTTGATGACCAAGATCTCCGATGACGGCACCGGGAAGACTGACCAATACTTCTCGTCCAACAGCTCCGTGACCGCTTTCAACAGCGCCGGCTGAATCTTGGACGCTGGGCCAACCTGCACATCGGTGAATTGCCCCGACACCAGCTTGGACATCGGGACCAAGCCAGCCGAGCTGACGATCATCACATCACCACCAAAATTGGTGTAATAGGTGCCATGCCTCGGCACAGGCCCTACATACCAAACACCCTTGATTCCAAACGTGCTGGTGGACGTCGGGTCGGTGCCTTGCCAGACACCAATGTCGCCTTCGGTGCCCACTGCAATCAAGTAGTCGTCAATGCTGAATCCAGCATCCATCGTCCAGTTGATCAACGCAGAAATGCTGCCACCGTTGCGCAGCACGGCACCCATGGGAAAGCTCACCGCGGTGCCGGTGATGGCATTCACCGCGTCAAGGTAGTAGACGTTGGTGTCGTTTTCGCACGTAAACCAGACACGCTGTTTCCAAACCATGACCGTGCGAGGATTTGAAGGCAGCCCTGTGACGGTGCGCTGGACCCAGCCGTTTGTGCTGTCGTAGGTCCAATACCCAGCGCCAGGCGAAACAGCCAGCAAGAACGTGTCGCCCGTAGTGGCGAACATCGTCGTATTCCACTCGTCCTCATCACTGCCCGTGCCCGACACAACAACGGTTGCCGGGTCTGTCGTGACGTCATAGATGTTCTCATCGGCCGCGCCAAACACTTTGTCGTGTGCCCCGTCCTGAGACTTGAAAGCGAAGACGGACTCTATGGGCAAGCTGATGGTGTCGGTGTTGACCATCCAGCCCTTGCGCAGCTCCACGCCCTGCTGACGCGGAATGAAGTTGTTGAGGATCAACGCATCCCGCGGATCCATTGCACTGATGGGATCGCGGTAGTTCAGACCGCCGACGGGTGCAGGGATGTTGAAGACTTGAGCAGTCCTGGCAGCGGCGACTCTCCGTGGAGTCTTAAACGGAGCAAGTGGTGCCAGCGGCATGGTCAGATTCCATAGCCTGTATCAGGCGTGTTGACCAACGGCTGGATGTACGGGAAACGGAAATCCCGCGCCATTGACAGCACCGGCGCACCCTTTTCGCGCTCCTTGCGGTTGTCCAAAGCATTTTGGAAGTCACGCATGGCTGCGCTACTGTCCAAGCCCTTCATCTCGAGCCACTTGACGCGGGTAAATTGCGTCATCACTACCGGGTCAAGCAGAATGATGTCGCCATTCTTGTTGGCGCGGTTTTTGTATAGGTCAGGGTTGTCCTGATCGCGCACCCAAGCGTTGGACTGATAAAAGAAGTTGAAAATCTGCGTCGTGCTTGGCGGCGCGAGGATGTACAGCTTGTTGTCGCGCACCTGCCAGTAAAACGACAGCGTGGGCAACGTCGGCCGGATCAAAAGCTGTTGCCACATTTGTGGCGACACGGGCCCCAGGGCAGGGAACCGATTGGTCTGGTTCCACTGGGTCTGATCCACCCAATCGTAAAAGTCCGTCGGCAGCGTGAACGACTTTTCAGTCTGTCCAGCGCTGTCGGCAGTGATGTTGATCTGGTAGTTCTTGGTCAGCTCTTGCCAGTCATACATCGACAGCAGGTCAGCGCCGGCCATGTTGACCGACTGAACCATCTGCAGCACTGCAGGGTCATCGCTGCCTGCCGGATCAGCCGGGACGGGATAGCCCACCATCGCCGCCACGTTCTGCACAATGGCAGACAGTGACGACTCGTCGATGATTTGATAGCTGGGCATCCCGTTTCCCCTTTAAGCCTCGACCTCTTCGGTCGTTCTGCGCTTGCTGCCCATCTTGGACATCAATGCGGCCATCTGTTGCTTGAGCGTCTCGATCTCAGCGTCACGCTGTGCAAGCTCTTGGTTCATGCGCTCGATGGGAGCATTGCCTGCAGCCACTTCCAAGAAGGCCTTGGCGCGTTGCTTGTCGGCATGGAAGCCCATGAACTTCTGACCCAGGTTGTC